AAGTATCGGATAACTGCCGCAAGCTCTAGCGTTATTTCTCTGGAGCGCCTAACCGATACAGGCGCAACTGACGGCTCATGGCCTGGGTTCGCATCGCTTACCACATCATCGGCGACCATCGTTCTCGACTTCTCCAGCACCGAAGGGAATTGGCTTGGCCCATTTTGTGCATGCCCATCCGGTCAAACGACATCAACAATTGAGTGGGATTACTTCTTTGCTGGCGGCCTTGGCGGCCTGGACGCTCAGGGCGGATGGTTAGACATTGGCGCTTACACTGAGATGCAATACCGAGACTTCAATGTTGGCGGAGCGTGGACCTCTGTCACTCATTCGTTTGTTAATCGAACCTTTGACCAGCTCGGTTACACCGAAACAACAACGACACCATACCCTATGCGGCCAGAAGTAAGGGTTCGCCGTATTGGCGCGAAAGAAACAAATCCAAGCATACAGAACGGCGTGCAATGGTACGGCCTACGATCACGGCTCACAGCACCGACCAGCTATGCCGGCGCCACCACAATGACCCTGAAGGTTATCGGCGGCGACAAAATCGCAAGCTCCGTAGAGTCAATGGTAAGCGCCAAGGTTACCCGAAAGCTGCCAGAAGTAACTGGCGGCGCAGCTGTCGCTAACCGCAATATCGCTCCAGTGTTTAAATACGTCGCTGAGTCTGTCGGTTATACGACTTCAGATATAGATATGGCCGAACTGATCCGCTTAGACTCTATATGGCGCGCTCGTGGCGACTACTTCGACGATGAGATAGACGGCAGCAGCACCGTAAAGGATACGCTTGAGGATGCGCTACAGGCGGGGTTCTCTGAGCTGACCGTTGATCGCGGATTGATGCGGCCAGTGCGTGACGAACTGCGCACGACGTTTGAGCAGATGTACACGCCTCAGAACATGACCGGGCCGATGAGTCGCGATTTCAGCGCGCTAACGCAGGATGACTTTGACGGCGTTGATGTTGAATACACCGACGGCATCACCTGGCAGGTTGAAACTGTTGAGTGTCGTCTTGCCGGCGATCTTGGTACTCGGGTCGAGAAAGTTCGCTTGCTTGGAATTACCAGCAGAACCCGAGCGTGGCGGATAGGTATGCGTGTTCGCCGCACGCAGAAATATCGCCGTAAGACGTTCAAGTTTTCGACAGAAATGGACGCATTTAATAGCCGATATCTGTCGTACTGTGCGCTTGCTGATGACGTGCCGGGATATGCTCAGTCTGCGATTCTGGACGCATACGCACCGTCTGGCGGCGGGTTTATTCTCGTGTCGTCAGAAGCGTTCGATTGGTCTGCTGCCGGCGCTCATGTTGTGGCAATTCGGCGCAAGGATGGCACGCTATCTGGCCCGTATATCGCGACAAAAATAGACAGCTACCGAATGTCTATTCCGTCGCTGGATTTCGTGCCGGATACGTCTTGGACTGTGGAGCCACCTCACTTGCTCTTCGGGCCACTGACACGATGGAATTATCCGGTGTTGATTACCGAGGTAACGCCTAGCGGGACTGTGGGCGCTAATGTTTCTGCGGTGAATTATGACGATCGTATTTATTTATCAGACGATGAGTTTCCGCCAGACTAAGGATAACTCCAAGGATACCGGCCACGGATAACGCATCCAGTGGCCAGCCGGTAGTCCATTTGCCCGCCTCGATCCTGCAAGTGGCTGATACGTGACGCTCTAAGCGTTACGCCTTCCACATTGATGACTAGCGGACAGCCTACTGGCGGCAGCAGCTCCGGTCGATTCCATTCGTAAACGGTCGGCTGCTGCGTAACCGTTGAGCCATGATCGCTGATTTGGTCCGTGTCGATTCTTGGCCAGCTCAATCGGCAATCCGAGCATTTTCGCAGTCTGCCCTGCTAAGTGATGCGGTGTCATTTTCTGCCTGTCCTGTCATGTTTGATGCCTCATAAATTGGAAACACTGAAGCGGTATGTCCTGCGCGCCTAAAACGCGCGGCCACATTATCAGCTAGTGCATAGGTTGCGCGCCAGCTTTTGCAGACTGGCAGGCCTAGTCCGAGCTGGACGAAGACGCCGAATTTCATTGCTGGGTCGCGGCCTTATCGAGAATTCCAATGGCTAGCGTTAAGTTACGAATTGGCACAGACCACTCATCAAGCCCGTAGAGTCTGTCTCCATTATGCCCGTAAGCCTGTAGCTGGTCGGTGGTATCAGCCACGCGCCATTTAACGTCTTTTACTACTCGAAGTAGCTCAGCTTTTTCTTCGCGTAGGCGCAGTAGCTCAGAGAGAGCGGCTGGAATAGAGGGCGCTAGAGATAGGAGGAGCTCTGCAAGCAATTCTTCAGTGATAGTAACAACCGGAGTAGTAGTCATTTCGAATCCTCCAATAATCCAGCCACATACTCGCCAGCCGCACGATTAAACGCGAACCGCTTAGCTTTCAGCTCTGCATGAGCGATATGCACAACGTCAGGCTCTGATTTCTTGTAAGCCTTGTTCGCGGCCAGCATTTCGGCGTGCATTGCGCGGAGTTGGTCGAGGGTCATTCTTCCCATACCTCTTGAGCTCCTTTGCATTTAGGGCAGGTCTCTGGATTGCCTCTAGGCGAATATCGAACATATCCGCACCCGTTACATTCGCTGCACCGCACCCACGCCATTACGCGTCACCTTTGGCGCGAGCTATTGCGGCCATAGCCTTATTAAGTGATGGCCTGAAGTGCGACTCAATGTAGTCCATATCAACATCGGATAGGATCAGCTCGCACTTCAATTCTTCAAGCGCCTCAAGCAAATCAGGCGCGGCTGCCATTAGTCTGGCGTTAGCTTCAAACTCAGGAACGTCCGGCCTGATATCTGCAATCTCCCAGCCTTTTTTGTCTTTTGTAACAACCATTCCGTATCGGTCTGAGGATTCCCACGGCCCAGCTGTATGCTTACTCATTCCCATACCTCCAAATAAACCATAACCAAAGCCGGCGCCATCGCCAAGCAAACCAAAACCCACTGACCAGACTCGACAAATCCAGCGCCTACGAAACACAGGACGAGCGCTAATAGCATCCAGTTATAACGCTTGTGGCGAGTCTTTCCACGCCACCAGTTGCGCGCTTTATTCATCATCGCCGGCATTCTCCGCGCAGATATGTTCAAGAATTTGCTTGGCGAATGGCTCAAGCAGTTCGACTGCAAGCTCTTTGCACCAATCGCGCTCGCCGCCAAATATTGCGCGGGCGTAGGCTGCTGACATTGCTGGCTCGTAGTCTAGGGCGGCTAGGATTAGGCGACCAAGGTTACCTTCATCGTTTTTGTGTGCGTATCGGTAAACGGCGTGCAGCGCGACCAAGTCAGACAGCTCAGACGCCTCTACAAGAGTTGCCGAGTCGAGCATCACGTCGCGACCGCACATCAGTCGATCAGCCTGCGAATCGATCCAGTTAACTACTTCTGTTATCTCCAGCGGATCCGGCGTTTCGTCTGGTGATTGGTTGTCGTAGGCGCGCTGGGCGTCTCTCATGGTTGTCATTTCTGTCACTCCGTTGCGTTGATTGCTTCAGTTGCTGAACTATATACTCAGACCTATACATGCGCCACAACTAAATTTGATTTATAATGCGATTTCTTGGCACGAGGATTGCTTATGCGCTGGATAGATGAAGCAAAAAAACACATCGGACTTCGGGAGACCGTAGGCGCTGCAAGCAATCCGGTAATCGTCCAGTTCTGGAAGGACATTAAACGCGGCGGCATCAAGGACGACTCCACTCCTTGGTGTGCCGCTTTCGTTGGCGCCATGCTTGAGCGCTCTGGTATTCGCTCTAGTCGCTTCGAATCGGCAAAGTCGTACCTTGATTGGGGTGTATTGCTGATCGAGCCTACAGCGGGCTGCATTGTCGTATTCTCTCGCGATGGTGGCGGCCATGTAGGTTTCTGCGTAGGCCAAGACAAGGACGGCAACCTACTGGTGCTCGGCGGCAACCAGGGCGATGCGGTAAACGTTAAATCCTTCCCGCGTTCTCGGGTGACTGGTTATCGCTGGCCGGCTGAGATTATCTGTCAGCACGATCCGCTGCCAGTTATGAGTGCTGCCGAATTGTCGAAGGTGGAAGTATGAGCGACTGGCGCGGAGTATTAAGCACCGTAGCACCCTGGATCGGCGCAGCTGCGGCTGGTGGCGTTCCTGCGCTTGTGGGTATGGCCGCTAGTGAGCTTGGAGCGGCATTCGGCAAGGACGTTAAGCCGACCATTGACGCAATAAGTGCGGCCATCAGCGGCGCAACTCCTGAGCAGATGCTTGCACTGAAACAGGCCGATCAAGACTTCCAATCGAAAATGCAGCAGCTCGGGTTTGAGCATATCCAGTCGCTTGAGAAAGTGGCCTCGGATGACCGTGCGAGCGCCAGGCACATGCACGAGACTGTGCGTGACCTGAGCACTCCGATTCTCAGCTATATGGTCGTGCTGGCATTCTTCGGTACCGTCTATATCCTCCTTACCCAGGCCGTGGAAATCCAGACTGAAATGAGAGATGTCGTCATGGTGCTAATCGGCACCCTGGCAACATCGTTCAATCAGGTTCTGGCTTTCCGGTTCGGCACGTCGGCTGGCAGCAAGGACAAGACGGATATTATTCGTTCGCTTGGTGGCAAGCAGGGCTAGCGTGGATTGATGCTATTCATCAATAACCCAGGATGAGCACTCTATGCGCTCATTTCTGAACTCGATGGCGAATTCATCCAGCAGATCCTCGCGCTCTCTTTCCGTCATGGCCTCCCAGGATTCTCGCGGGTATTCGTAGACATCATCATGGGTGCAGCCGGCAAAACCAGTGCCGATGTGAACTTTGATTTTTATCATGTCGCTCATTTTTATTACTCCAATAATTACTTCAATTATCCACGCTTAATAAACGGCCATGATTCGCCAATATAGACGGCGTCTACTGACCGTTTGTGGATTCCATATTCAGCAGCAATAACCGACGACGTGTGCAGCGCTGCCAGTGCCAAATGCTCGTTTCTCTCCGCTGCCCACTCAAGGATCAGCCGTGTATCGTCAGCTGTTCGGTTATGCCCGGCGCGCTTCATTCCTTGCAGGCCGTTGCTGATCTTGTAAACGGTGTTCTTGCATAGGCCCATTTTATCGGCGAGAACGGTTAGCGACATTGCGCGGGCTTTTCGTAGCGCGGATCGCCCAATGCTGGCGCGACGGTAAATCTCAGTCGCCTGGGTTAAATTAAGTTTTTTCATTTTTATACTCGGTTAGACTAGCTTGCCAATGGAGTTAGCCCATTTGATTGGGTCTTTTGCTGATTTGTGAAGATTGCACCTTGGGCAGAGGCATTGCAGATTGTATTTATCGTTTGATCCACCCTTAGATAATGGCTGAATATGGTCGATATGGTATTTTTTCTTACCTGATTTAAGTATCTTGGTTTTGCAATTTGCGCATAGTCCGCGCTGGCTTTCGAGAATGGCTATAACGTCCGCTGCGCTATGGGCTCCTTCTGCTCTGCGAACCCTGGCGCGGCGGTTACGGCCTTGGGATGCACGCTTTTCAGGGTTAGCTTTGTTGTATTCTCGCCAGTATTCAGAAAACTTATCGGCGTTAGCTTTGTAGTGATCACGCATCCACGCCGCAATCTTCTCGGAGTTTGCTTGTCTATATTCGCGCCCCTGCGCTGAAATCTTTGCGGCGTTGGCATGTCTGTATTCGCGATCCCTATCTGCAATCTTTTTTGCGTTAGTCTTTGCGTATTCGCGCTTATGCTCTGAAATCGCTTCAGCGTTTGATTTATTGTATTCGCGCACGCAAGACTTGCATTGAGATGTCAATCCATCTTTTTTGGTTGCACGCTTACTAAACTCAGCCTTTGACTTTTCAATCTTGCACTTAGTACAGGTTTTCACGATACGCACCAGTCAAGTGGTAGTCTTGAGGAGTACGACAGCGAATGACTAATTCGTTTTCGGCTGGCCGGCCTAGTCGTATCTCAATTATATCACTACTTCGCGATTGCTAGAAAGGTATCGATTCGCTATCGAAATCATCATGCGCCGGCTGTGGCGCTGGTCGCTGCTGCTGCGGCGCTGCCTGTCGCGGTGCCTGTTGCTGACCTTCCGGCTTTCCGCCTAACAGCTGCATAGTGCCCTGCATATCTACGACAATCTCAGTCGTGTAACGCTTGATGCCGTCCTTTTCCCACTCGCGGGTTTGCAGCTTGCCTTCGATATAAACCTGCGAACCTTTGCGCAGGTATTCGCCGGCAATCTCCGCCACCTTTCCGAACAAAGACACACGGTGCCATTCGGTCTTTTCCTTCTTTTCGCCGGTCTGCTTATCTTTCCATTGCTCACTTGTAGCAAGGCTGATGTTTGTAACAGCATTGCCGTTTGGCATGTACTTGGTTTCAGGGCCTTGCCCGCAAGTACCAACAAGAATCACTTTATTTACGCCGCGTGCCATTTGAATCCCCTTAGATTTCAATGCTCAAGACACGCGCCATGCGCTCTTCTAGCATCTGGTTGAAGCGCTCGACGCGCTCTGCAATGTTGCTGATGTATTTCTCGTCACGATACATGCGCTTAACGAACAGCGGCATGCCGGGCCAGTAGCTAACGAAGTCGATCCATTCACGCTCAGCTACCCACAAGCCACCCTGACACTGTGCGACGTGCTCTTTCGGGACTTCGCCGCCAAGAATTACAGCAACCTGAAATTTTGGCAGCTTAGACTTGATTTCAGTCAGACCGTTATCGCCTACCAGTGAGTCTGGCGAATAGCCGCAGCCGTGGTTAAGGATGATCGCCGCTTGATCGGTTTGGATTTCCTCGCGAGCTTCGTACAGGCTGCGCGCAATACCTTCGTACTCGTGGCCGCGCTCAGTCGCTCGCGTGGTAAATGCAAGCTCTGCGGCCTCTTCGGTGATGCGCTCGCCAATCAGTTGATCCATGTAAGTAAAGGCCGCTACGCCGAATCCGCTCGCATCCTTCCCATTGACTAGGATGCACTCAAGCTCAGACATGGTAACGATGCCTAGGCGCAGCGCAAGCCACTCTGGCGACCCCTGTTCAATATCCTTGATGATCTGCATCATGCTTGCTCTGTATCGCGGCGATAGGCTTTGGTGAGCTGCGCCAGCGCTTTGTCATACGATGCCTTTTCAATATCCTCTGGCTCTCCATGAATCGATATAAATCCGGCCTGAGTTTCAGGTTTGCACTTTTCCATCATGGTGCGAATCGACTTGGCCTGCTGCCCGGTAATGCTTGCGACTGGGGTTGCTGCATAGCCGTCGTCATCCTCGCCACGGGTGGATATGTTAAGCAGCGCGCACAGCACATACCGCTTGCCATAGCTGGTTGACGATCCAACGGCCTGTACTGCGTTCTTGCTGCCGCTGGTATCGGTCGGCAGTAGCATGGTCGTCTGCTCGCGATGGCCTTGGCGGTGCATTAGGATGCCGGTCACGCTAATGCCGGCCTGAGCATGCTCAACCTTGAACGAAACCGCAAAGCCATGCTTCTGCATGATCGGCTTGATAACGTCGTTGATATCCTCAAGCGTGGCATAGCGCACTGTGCCGTGACCCTTGCCGCGCTCAGCAATGCTTGGTAGCTCGCACTGCATTTCAGCCATAGCTGCGTTGAACGATGACTGAGCATTCAATGCCTGCATTCTCTCGTGCATGGCCATAAGGCGTTCGAGCTTTTCAATGTCGCAAGACGGATCGGATGCAGCCTTCTGGATTACCTGCAATACGGTTGCCGACTCTGCCTGCGCCGCTAATGCCTGATCTTGTCGCTGGATTAACTCGCCCATTTCTTACTCCGGTTTGTTGATTTGGTGTTGCCATTATTTGTCATTAAGACTATTGTGTCAACCACACAAACGCAAAACATACCGAGGAAGTTAAAAATGTTGCGACTTGAAGACATCGTGAAAAAGCTAAAGGATCGCCGCCTATCTACTGTGGCCGAGCGCTTAGGCATGAGCTACACCACGCTCTGGCAGATCGCCAACGGCATCCAGAAATCGCCTAAATACAAGCACGTTGAGGCACTGTCCGACTATTTCGAGTCGGAAGAGTGACCACGGCATGAAAGACAAAATCAAAGAGGCCGCAGTCATTGCCGACATTGGCAAGATGACGATCACAGCGATTCGCGCCAAGCACAATGTCGGCAAGAACACGGTTAACGGACTGATCATAGACATGGGTAGCGCTTACAAGCCGTTCGTACCCGAAGGCAGCGTTAGGCTATCAACTGATGACGTTCGGCTAATTGTTGAGCTAAACAAGGCTTACCCGGACATTCCGCCGCGTGAAATCGCCAGGAAGTTCGACGCTAAGACGGCGCGCATCAATGACATTTTGAGCGGTCGAAAGTGGTCGTCGGTTACTGGTATTGATGCGGCTAAATTCAATAAATCTGTGGGTGTTTAGATATGAGCATGATCGAAGTTAAAACTTCCGACCTAATCGGTCTGGCGCTAGATTGGGCGGTGGCCAAGGCTGCGAATATTGGCGACCCCGCCATTGATATGTTGTGCTGTGGTAGCGGCGTTCAGAGTGGATATGGTTCGCCTCCCGAATGCTGCGGCAAGCCAGATCCAGCGCTATACCTTGGCATTCATGGTAAGTGGTCGCCATCCACTGACTGGGCACAGGGCGGCCCACTGCTGGACGAGCACTGCAAGGGATTTGGATGCGTGCAAAACAGTCTTAACTCAAATTGGCGTGCGTTCGGCTACGGAAACGGAAAGCCATTTGACCAAGATCGTCAGCAGCGACTTGCATCAGGACCATCAATATTGATCGCCGCCTGCCGCGCAATCGTTGCCGCAAAACTTGGCGACGTGGTAATCGTTCCGGCTGAATTGGTAGAGGCGTAGCGATGGCTAGAGCGCGCAACATCAAGCCGGCATTCTTTACTAACGAGCTGTTGGGCACCGAAGATCCTATGGTATCGCTTACCTTCCTGGGTCTGTGGTGCCTGGCTGACAAGGTTGGCATTCTTGAGGATCGTCCACTTCGGATAAAGGCAGAGCTGTTCCCATATCGTGACTCACTGGACGTTAACGGTTATTTAACGGTTCTTGCACGGTTAGGGTTCATTGTTCGGTATGAAAACGAAGGTCGCCGGTTTATTCAGGTGGTCAACTTCAGAAAGCACCAGTCGCCACACAACACCGAGAAGGGTAAGGGTTTTCCGTTTAGCACCGATCCTAAGTCATTGATTTTAGGGCTTAACGGTTATGGCACCGTTAAAGATGCGTTATTGAACGATGGATTAACCGTGCCAGAACGCCCTGATTCACTGATTCCTGATACCGGATTCACTGATTCACTGATTCCTGATTTACCGCAGAACGATTGTTCTACGGGCGAGGAAAAAACGCCTCGCTCAAAATCGATAACGGTTACAGGACTGGTTGCGCTTGGCGTTGATCAGCAGCACGCAACCGACTGGCTGAAGGCTCGAAAGGTCGCACTAACACAAACGGCATGGGCTGCAATCGAAAGGGAGGCGGGCAAAGCCGGAATCACAACAGCAATGGCAGTACAGGTATCTGCTGAAAACTCATGGCGCGGGTTCCGTGCCGACTGGTATCAAAACTTGAGGGGAAATCATGGATCACATCAGCAAGGTAACCAACGCATCGATAACTCGGCTGTCGGACGGGTCAAGCGAGCCATTGCAGAAGGCCAAGCCCGCGAAACTGGCCCAGAACCTTTGCGACACTTTGAGTCTCAAGATGGCGGAGATTTACGGCCACCGATGGACGGCGAGTTTTGGCGAGAGGATTGATCAGAACCATGCGTGGGCATCGGTGCTGGCTGGCATGACTGGCGCGCAGATTGCTACCGGGCTTAATCACTTGGTTTCAGCTCGACTTGCATGGCCGCCAACTGCGCCTGAGTTCCTGTCATTCTGCGAGGCTAGGCCAACCGATGAAAGCCTTGGATTGGCAAGTGTCGAAAAGGCATTCAGAGAGGCGTGCAACAATACGCACCCAAGCGCCAGGAATCACGCCAAGTGGTCGCATGAGTGCGTATATCACGCAGCATCGGAAACGGGCTTCTACGAGCTGAATACGATGAAAGCTGAGCAAAGCCGACGACTGTTCGCCCGCAACTATGAAATCGCCGTGCGCGACTTTGTGGACGGAAAGCCAATGCGAGCTATTCCGCTGGCGTTACCTGCGAGCGTGCCGGGTGAGCGTAACGAGAAAACGGGTCTGGATGCGCTCAAGGCTATGCGCGAAGCTATGAAAGGCGGTGAAGCATGACAACTGAGCAGCGTCTAACAGTTCAGGCATTGCAGTCGGATGGCTTTGATATTTTCGATGAGGCTAAGTCTGTCTGCATACGCAAGGGTAACGACTATCGACTGGTAATGGCTGACGGATCGCAAAGGCGGGCGAAGGGTGCGCGGAAATGACCAGCGTGGAAATCAAGCGGCCATTCGACAGGACTCAAGGCGATCTAGAACCGTATCAGCCGCCAGAGCGTCACGCAGCTGCATGGCTTGTGACTGTTCCAGATGGCACGACACTGGCCATGCTTGGTGAGCGGTGCCGGCAATCTGAGGCATTGGCTTCAGCTAGGGTAATTTGGCCAGAATGCGAGGTTGAGTGATGAGTAATCAGCCGTGCAATTGCTGGCGGGCGCATAGCGTTAAATTCGCAAAGGGGCAGAAGCCACCGGAGGATATTGAAACCCTAACGGCCGCATGGGATCGAGATCAAGAATTGCTATTCGAGCAGAAAGAAGAGATCAGCCGGCTAAAGCAGAAACTAACCGACGCCCGAAACAAGCTGGCGGCTAGAGGGATTAGCGATGAGTGACCATCCACCAGCGCAACACTGGTTCGCGCCAGGGCCAAACACGATACGCGACACAATGCTCAAGGCATACGATGCGGCCAAGGCACTGTCAGTAGGCTATCCGGTTGAGGTAATCGTTCGGCCAGTGAAGAGCCGGCGCAGCATTCTGAGTAATGCGAAAATGTGGGCCATGCTTGCCGATATCTCGAAACAGGTTGAATGGCCAGTGAATGGCCAGATGCAGAAGCTTGACACGCAGGATTGGAAGTCACTTATAACCGCAGCAGCAAAGCAAGAAGCGCGAGTGGCTTCCGGACTGAATGGCGGGGCGGTAATGCTTGGAGTCAGCACGCGGAAAATGACCGTCGCGCAGATGAGTGACGTGATTGAATATCTGCACGCATTCGGCGCTGAGAAAGGTGTCGCCTGGAGCGACAAGGCCAGCAAGGAAATCGTTGATAGTTGGGAATCAGAATGATCAAGCCTAAGCCAATTCGTAGCAAGAAGTGTGCCAACTGCAAAGAGTCGTTCGTGCCTTCGCGCAGTTTTATCTCTTGGTGTTCGACAGATTGCGCAATCGTGATCGCAAGGCTCAAACAAGCCAAGCAAAAGGCCAGTGAAGCAACGCAGGAGCGCGCACAGCACGCGAAAGCAAAAGAAGCGGTCAAGACCAAGGGGCAGCACATGAAAGAGGCGCAGACGGCTTTCAATGCCTTCATTCGTGAGCGTGATAAGGATCTGCCGTGTGTGAGTTGCGACAAGCCGGCAACATGGCGCGGGCAATGGCACGCATCGCACCTAAGGAGCGTCGGGTCTACGCCAGAGTTGAGATTTGAAGAGCTCAACGTCCATAAGGCTTGCTCGGTCTGTAACTCGCACTTAAGCGGAAACCTTCTCGGATATCTGCCAAGGCTGATTTTGCGCATAGGCCAAGATAAGGTTGACTGGCTGCAAGGTAAGCATGAGCCGAAGCGTTACAGCATCGACGACCTGAAGGCGATCAAGGCCGAGTACAGGCAGAAACTACGGGAGATGAAAGCTATAAATTAACGCTATACAGCAGCGAATTGAAGCTATACAATCAGGCTAAGGAAAGGGCCGAATATCGGTGTTTTGTTACTTTATAACATTGGAGTATGAGAGATGGACGCAAATCTAAAGAAATGGCGAGACGAACAGAAACATCTGCCTGAGTTCATGCGCGACTTCCATGGATGTAAGCAACTGTTCAAGGGCATTTCCGATTACATCGTCTGCGATGCGGATCATCCAGCGAATGAAGTTAACTGGCGGCAGGCGCACTGCTACACCATCGACGTGTTCCTGTGGTTCATGGCGAAGCATGGGTTCACGCTTCAGCGTAGCCGGGCAAGGCTTGAGTTCGAAGATTTGGACGCTCTTCTTGAGCAGCTAGATGCAGATCGGCGCAAGTCATTCACCTTGGCAATGACAGGCAAGGAGCAATCGAAATGAACAAAGACAATGGCGGGCCGGCTTTCGGCGAGTTTCAAAAGGTTGGCGAAGTAGAGATTCGCGAAGGCGGCATTTCAGTTCGCGATTATTTTGCGGCTAAGGCGATGCAGTCACTTGCCGGCAAGCATGCAGCGAAATGCGTTGTTATCGAGGCTTACGAGATCGCAGATCTGATGCTGCTGGAGCGCGCGAAATGACCGACCGTGAATTGCTGGAGATGGCGGCGAAGGCTGCTTGGATTACGATTAAGCCGGTAGAAATAAAAAACGTAGAGTTCGCCGGAGATGATCGATTTATTGGATATTCAACTGACCCGCATGAGTGGCTTCGTGGCTGGTTCAACCCACTAACCGACGACGGTGACGCGCTGCGGTTGGCGGTGAAGCTGAATATCAACATTACCCACAGTGCTTTCGGTGTCGATGCGACCAAGACTGGATCGGCAATTAGCTTTGAGGGGTGGGGCGCTGATCGATTGTCCGCCACACGCCGCGCCATCGTCCGCTCAGCAGCAGCTATCGGGAGTGCGATGTGATGACCGACAAAATCCAGCAGGCCAGGCGCGAACTGTTTGAGGCTTGGACGAAGAGCGAGCATGGCGACTTAACCCGCCGACAAGATGGCGAGTACTTCGACGACCTTACTCATGGTGCGTGGCTTGGATTTAATGCCGCGCTAGATTGCGCTGTGATTGAGTTGCCGGCAGAGCTGCACGCATACACGGGACAGCCTCAAGAGGATCGGTTGCTTGACGCTGATCGTAACCACACGATCAAGCAATGCCGATCCGCCATCGAATCCACAAACCTGGGGATCAAGGTTAAATAACCTATACAAGCCAGCCTGCGCGCACTATACTGCACGGGCTGGTTAATATAATGGAGTGGAAGAAATGTTTGAACCCGAAGAGCTTATGGCAAGAATCGTAGACCTTGAAGAGCAACTCAAAGTAAGCGAGATGGCACCTCCAGCCGCAGAACAGCTAATCGCCTGCCTAGAAGGCGAGATTGCTAAGCGGGATGAAGAGTTGGCCGCGTGCCGTGTTGCGGTTGAGAATTGCGAGGTGTTTCGGGCGCGGATTGCTGAGCTGGAAAACATCGTAGACAAGGCGTGGAATAGAAGTCACCAGCTAGAGCATGGCGCCTATATTCCGGGCGCGCTTGATGCCTGGAAGCGCCCCGTATTGCAGAATCTACCATACGACTTTTCAGGAAACCCAGGGACACCAGCTACGCAGTATTGCAACGGGTGGAACGACGCTGGCGGTTACTGGAAAGCGCACGTAGACGACCTATTGGCCGAACTCGCCGACATCAAGGCGCAGGAGCCGGTGGCAGCAATTCCAGCTGGTTACTCCCTGGTTCCGTCGCGCATCGATCTTAGCCATGAGGACATTGCTGCCATAATGTTCATGTGCGGCGGTGATGCGGACGCCACAGAACTGGACGAGCAATTTCACGGTGGCACGCTATGGATCGGCGGCATTGATGACGATGGCGATCTGATCTACGGCATGCACCTATCCTGTACGGAATGCCCCGAAGAAGGCAGCACGACCATAGCGGAGTTCGCCGCGCCAGTGTTCAGCGCTAAGTCGGGCGTGGTGGTGTTGCCTGAGTACCGGACGATAAATCTAGCCGACTCAGATGCCGACCAGAATAGCGACAAGGGGTATAACGCTGCCATCGATGAAGTCGCCCGCCTAAACGCTGCCGACCACGCTGAAGGTGAAAAGTCATGCTAAAAATTCTGCAACCTCAAGGCGGATGCAACACTGCAAGCATGTACAGGGTTACCGAGTACGGCAGACTTATCGCAATGTTTCTATCGCGCAAAGACGCTGAAGATTTTATTAAAGCCAAACAAGGTGGCCAATATGAATAGCCAAGGGCTGAAACCGTGCCCATTCTGTTCGTGCACCGATGTTGGCGAAGTTACGATTAACTCGCGTCTTGAGTCTCGACACCGGCGCTTTAAGGTCTATTGCAAGGTGTGCCAGTGCCGAACCTCGGAGCACAAAACCCGCAAAGAGGCTCGGATATATTGGAACACCCGCGCCACGCCCTCCCTATCTGCCGGCAAGGATGGTGCGTGATGAAACTGCGCAACCGATCCGACCTATCGACAGCAGAAATCGCCATGGCCTTCGAGCTACGCCAAGAAGCATGCTGCTTTAAGCGGATTGCAATCGGCCTGAATATTGACCCTGATGATCTGTCGTCAGAACTTCGTGCGCGCGAGGTTTACGGAATGGGAACAGACCGCAGAACGACAGGACCAGCGTTCAAAACGCGCATACAGCTGCTGAAGTCGGCGCACGCTATGCGAAAGTGCCGCATGGGCTGGAATAGCATCAGCGCGCACATATGCCTACCACGCGAGCAGCTGCGCCTAGCGTATAACCGAGCGCTGCGCCTGGGGTGGCTGGCATGAATCACACTCCAATCAGGCTGCGCAGATTCGACACCGACCCGAAGTGCAGCATCTGCGGAAAACAACGGTCAATCCGCGTCCATTCAGCCTGTAGCAAGAAACGGCAGCAGAACCATTTACAAGCTGATACACTGTACAAAATCACGAAGGAGTAAACCCATGCAAGAGAAAACCGAACGCAATGCGGAGATCGTAGAGCTGCGCAAAACAATGTCGGTCGATGAGATCGCAGCCAAGCTAGGCCTGCATCGTCAGCGGATTTACCAGATCCTGCGTCGGGCTAAGGGGCGCGCGGAATGATTATTCTCGCAGTTGTTTTAATTTGCCTAAACCTTGGGTGCTTAGCTTTCTGTGCTGCAAATAGCAACCCAGTCGGCGCATCAATTAACACATTCGCTGCGGCATTCACTTACTTTGTTTTCTTCACGGATGCTTTCAAATGAGCGCTCAAAACCTAGCCGACACAAACGCCCAGCCATCCCCATCGCCCAACGACAAGCCAGCCGTATGGTCGCTAGTCATGCGAGATATGACCGAGCGCGATATATTCGGCGCTGAGAAATACGGCACACGATTGCAGCCTGGAAACGGGCGCGATTTCCTGATAGATGCGTATCAGGAGGCGCTTGATCTGGTCGTGTATCTGCGCGGGGCGATTTATGAGCGGGATGAGATTGGTGTCGTTAATCATTCACCTTGCTCTAAGCCGGCTATGGAAATAAACATTCCGCCAATTCATCCGTCCGCCGCCATCGAAGTCGCATCCGAAATCGACGATGACAGTCCGCGCGCCCAGGTAGTGCAGCAGAATGGCGAGATGGCGGCAGAGGTTTATGCTGCTGTGGATTCGGTTGATCCTTGGGCTGGCGCGCCGGATTGGGCTAAGTTCAAGGGGCAGGATTTAAGCGGATGCTGGTATTGGTTCGATTGTATGCCAGAGCAGAATAATATTGAGTGGCGCGTAGGCCGTAGTCGTGGCTTGGCATTGTACGCATCATCAGGCGACAAAAACCAAAACTGGGTATGCACTCTAATCACCCGAAAATAAACACTATACACACCCGCGCAGTCGCTATACACTGCGCACTCAAACCATGAAAGGAGTAGTGAAATGAAGCTTGTTGAATTGCTGGCGAAAGAGCTGAAAGAGTGGCCTGCTAATCGCGAAATTATCACGCAATCGGTTTTCGATTCAGAGTTATACGCAGGGCGCAGCGCGGCGGCTGCCAATCATATGCGACCAGCATTAACTCTATCTGTCCGCCACACAGAGGATATCCAATATCCGACAGTAACCCGCGCCGACTGGGAGTCTGAACGTGCGCGTATTGCTAAGCCGGCGAAGTCGAATAAAGACGGCTGGGTGCGGCATCGTGGTGGGAAGTGTCCGGTTGAGGCTGGGTCTGTCGAAATACGCATGAGGGGCGGCGTTACTGGAATTGAAGTTGCTAGATTTCTGCGCTGGAGTCATGGAATGGGTAGCGGAGACATCATGTCCTATCGCATCCATAAGCCGTCAGAAGAAACAGCAGACGAGAAAGTCATGCGCGAATGCGTGGATAAATGTGCCAGCACTGAGTCAGAACATGAGCCGATTTATAACGCTCAGGCTATCGAGCACGGCCCGCTCCAATGGCGCGACCGAATCAACGAAATCGACTTCACTGTTAAGGCGCTGGCAGGTGAGCGCGCATCATTGGTGCTGAAGCTGGCTGACGAAGGCTTGCAGCTGATTGAAGGTGCGAGCGCGCCAGTTAAGCCGGTCGAGGATATGAGCGACTGGCGGAATTGGAAGGTTGGTGATGTTCTGGAAATGATCGGCGCTAAAAATTGGGTCGATGTTACGGATGGCCGGTTTTATAAGCTCGTCGAGCCAGTAAAAGGCGGATTCTCAATAATTGACGACGTTGGCAAGTCACGCGACTTTGACGTAGGAAGAAAAGAATACGCCGCCATCGACTTCAAATTCCACTCCCGCCCATCCGCCTAACACTAACGGCCCGTCACCAGGAGGGCCAGCAACTTGATTCCGTTTAAGACGGAGGCAAGAGGAGATAATCATGAGCCGTGCAATAATCCTGCAAATGCAGAAAAAGAAAACGAGTCACATTTTTCACTTCCTTATGTGCGTGATTCTGGCGTTTCCGTTTGGCGCGGTCGGCGTGCTTGGGTGGGTTTCAGTATGGTTTATCTGCGTGCTGTCGAACATGCTGGAAAACTGGAAACTAGATCGCCGAATCGAAAAGGCGTTGGCTGCCGGCGAGTAAAGCGATACACTCTAGCCATGCGTAAGGCACGCAGCGTAAAACTTGGAAGCGCTTACGTTTACAGCCCCTACTCCGGGCTCAGTGCGCTACAGAATGCGGCCAGAGCAAGGATCATGATCCTCTTTCCGCTTTGCCGGGCGGCTCGGAATGGCAGGAGTGACTGGCCTAAGCAGTCAAGAATTAATCAATCGAGAGCGAATTATGACCAGCCAAGTAAAGGTTTCAGCCCATTGCAGTGATGACAAAGAAGTAGTCGTAACGGTTGCCGGTATTATCGACCACGCTACTGGCGCGGCCGGTATTATCGAAGAATTCACGCTACAAAATGGCGAGAGCGCCGAGCGGTCGATCTACGATAGCCGCTCAGTATCTTTCGTAGAAGTCTTAAAGCAGAAGTAACCAGGCAAGAATAACCGCCACGCCTATCGCAGAAGCGCACCAGGCGGTTAGTTTATATATTCCAACAGGGGAGATATGTCATGGTATTAAAAGAAGAAGACCTAAATATTGAAGTCGAGTGGGTTGAAGGTCGAGGCTCTTTGCACGTATCACTTACCGACGAACAGGCGGCGCTAGCAATTAGAGAGCAAGCCGGCCCTAAATGTTGCGAGCACTTAGAGCGCTGCGAGGGACATTCAGTAGTTGATTAATTTGATTTGGCCGCGCTTGCCATGATAGCGAGCATTTAGCCCTTTAACCGGGGCTTTTTATTATCTGAAATTCAGTGCAGCTTGCCCGTAACCATAAAATGCAAGTACCATGCCAACTGATATAACGGCAAAGCGGACGCCGCACAATGGATCAAACATTTATTAACTGGGTGCTCGGCATAGTCAGTATGCTCGGAGGCTTTCTGCTCAATGCCATATGGCAGTCTGTCAAAGACTTGCAGAAGGCAGACAAGGAGCTAGCCGAAAAGGTCGCCTCGGTTGATAAGCTGGTCGCTGGTGACTATGTGCGGCGCGATGAATTCCAAGATATGACCAAGGCGCTATTCTCAAAGCTGGACAGGATTGAGGATAAAGTAGACAGGAAGATCGACAAATGAAGGAGCTAGCATTCTGCTTCTGCGTCGTGATTGGGTTCGCTGGTGGTGCCTGGGTCGGTAGTAAGCTGTCTGCAAAGGATGCTCGCGGCGTTATCGCCAATGAGTGCCGTGTCGCTGGCGCGTTCACTGTTCGCCGGACTGGGTTTGAATGTCGGCAGATTAGAAAATGAGCCACAACCACAAGTCCACCGGCCTATCACTGACCGAAAAGAACATGATGTTCGCCCGCGCCGTGGTGCTGGACACCAGCCGAGACAAGACCAAGGGTGACCACTATCAGGACACGTTTGGCGGGAATATGTCCCGTTCATCGTATGCATGTTGCGCTAGTCGCCTTTGGAGGGCTCCCGTTATCCAGGCGTATGTAGATACCTTGCGGGAGGAGATGAGGGATAGGTTTATGGTTACTGTTGAAAGTTTGATTGCCGAGCTGGAAGAGGCCCGCCAAGTTGGCCTGTCCACTGAGTCAGCCGGGCCAATGGTTGCGGCCACAATGGGCAAGGCAAAGCTATGCGGGCTAGATAAGCAGATCATTGAACACCGTGGCGACATTCCTATTGGCGCTGTGACTATCGAGGTAGTAAGTGCGCGCCCTGAAAATAACGGCAACTGAGCCACAGGGTCGATTCCTTGCAATGCCTGAGCAATTCAGGCTGTTCTGCGGTGGCTACGGCTGCGGAAAATCAGAGACGATGGCCAATGCCGCGCTGATTGATGCGGTTAGCGCGCCAAACAGCCTGATAGGCCTGTATGCGCCGACATACGACCTTATCCGACTGATTACCGCGCCTCGCATTCAAGCCAAGCTAGAACAGCACGGCATCCGCTACACCTACAACAAGTCAGAGTTCAGTATCTCGACCAGCTCGCCAGGTATTGGTGACTTCATCATGCGCAGCCTTGACGTGCCAGAGCGAATTATTGGGTATGAGACATTCTCAGCGCACCTTGACGAACTGGACACGCTAAAGACTGACCACGCCGAAGAGGCATGGCATAAGTGCCTTGGCCGTAATCGCCAGCACAACGTCCGCGATCCGTCCGCGATAAACCGAATGAGCGCGTACACAACGCCAGAGGGGTTTCGGTTCTGCCATAAGCAGTGGGTAATCAATCGAACAGAGCGTCACGGCATGGTTAAGGCGTCAACGCGCACTAACCCGTGGCTGCCTGATGGTTACGTCGATACCATCATGGCGACCTATCCTGCGCAGTTAGCGGCTGCTTACGTCGATGGCGATTTCGTCAACCTCACCAGTGGCACGGTTTATCACGCATACAACCGTATCGCGCACAATTCAACCGAGACGATCAAGGATAAAGAGCCGCTGTTTATCGGCATGGACTTTAACGTTGGCCGCATGGCTGCGACGATCTACGTTCAGCGCCCTAACGGATGGCATGCGGTTGCCGAGCTGAAAGACGTTTTCGACACGCCTGCAATGGCCGACCTGATCAAAGGGCGATGGAAGAATAACGGCCATCGAATCGTTGTCTACCCCGACGCCAGCGGCGATAGCCGAAAGACCAACGACGCCAGCCGAACCGATATCGCCATTCTCCAGCAATCCGGCTTTGAGGTTCGCGTTAAGTCGAAAAACCCTGCGGTACGTGACCGCATCCTGGCGACTAACGCAGCATTCGACGCAGGAAAGATATGGGTTAACTCGCGTGAGTGCCCGACTGTAGCCGGAAACCTTGAGCAGCAGGCATACGGCAAGAATGGCGAGCCTGACAAGACAAGCGGCACCGACCACCAGAACGATGCGACTACTTACCCGATTGCGCATGAATTTCCGGTTCATCGTCCGGTTACTTCGATTCCGGTTCGTTTCAACTTCTGACTAATACTAGACAACCTCCGCCCATGGTGTATAGTGCAAGTGCGGAATGGCCGCTAACTGGAGGTTTGAAATGATTATATTGCTTTGCGGGCTTGTGGCTTTGGCCGCGATTGGTGCTCTTATGATCCATGCGAGCGATGACCGTATGTATACGCTACTCGGGATGGTGACTGGAACGTTCGGATTTATCTGCATGTTCGCTGCTGCTGCCGGGCTTATAGCGTATTGCGCTCTGGTATTTGACTACATGAGTTCCGAGCACAAAGCCCGCATCATGAATCGCGAATACGGTACGCACTACACGCAGGAAGAGGTTTTCTATGCATCAAGCGTGATCGATACAGTGCGCGAGCTTGACCGTAAGCGCTTTGAAGTAAACGGCGACATTCTGAAAGCTAAATAACTGGAGTGATTAACGTGGAAGAGATTGATTGGTCGAAAGCGCCGGAATGGGCGACCTATTTGGCGGTGTCCGAGCTTGGACATTCGACGTGGTGCGAGTTATTGCCTCGACTTGTCACTGGCGGCGCTAACTGGCAGGGTGGCGGCAATTGGAATGTCAGCGATTTAAAGCTTTCTGATATGGAGACTCGGCTTATTCCGCGCCCATCCGCCACGTCATGGTCAGGCGAAGGGTTGCCGCCTGTTGGGGCTGAGTGTGAAGTCATTAAGGGCGACTGCCATTGGGAGCCTTCGGATGAATTTATTATCGGTAAAAAAGTAAAGGTGCTTGCACTAATCTCTAACCAGTTGGATCAAGACCTTGCTGCGGTAGAGAGTGATAGTGGAGGGTGCTTTGTGCTTCTGCCTGAACTGCTAGTACCAATCCGCACCGCCGAGCAAATCGCAAAGGATGAGCGGGAGGCGGCTGTAGTTGGTGCGTTTTCCGCCTTAATAAAGGATGGATTTGTAATTCCATCAGATCACGCTGACTACCTGTACTCACTTTATGATTCTGGACACTTGGTAAAGCCCTAGCCATAACACCAAAGCCGGCCAACGGCGGAGACAGGAAATGAACGAAGCCATACTCGAATGCCTGCAAGAAGACAGGCCGATTACATTCACTGGCACGCTGCTATCTGAGTCTATGCGCCTTGCTTACTACTGGAGGAAGGCCGTGACTGGATTTATTAGATCGTTTCACTGATGACCAAGCCGGCAATCACGCCGGCTTTTTTACCGCCATCGTTTTTTATGGCATACTTCCTGCATATTTAAAGCCAGGACAACACCATGCCCATTACATCTGTCTGCGCAGAATACTCAGCCAATACCGAGCGGTGGCGCAAGAATCGAGCCGCGACAGATGGCCAAGACGCGGTTAAGCTCGCCGGCACCATGTTTCTGCCTGACGACTCAGAAGCTGATGCAAGCCCGGCAGCGCGGTTGCGTTATGCTCGCTACCAGATGCGCGCCGTATGGATGCCTGTGTCGTCATACACCGTCGCCGGCTTGTCCGGTATGGTGTTCCGCCTGCCCGCTGATGTTGAGCTACCGTCGCAGCTTGAATATCTCGAAACGAACGCAGACGGTGCGGGACTATCGCTTGAGCAACTGGCAAAGCTGTGCCTTGATGAAGTTCTAATCGTTGGACGGTCAATCCTGCTGTCTGAATACCCGCAGTCAGAGCCAGGCCTTAGCGCCGAAGAAGTTGCACGCCGCAACCTTCAAGCCCGTATCACCACATACGCAGCAGAGGCAGCAGACAACTGGAAGTTTGAGCTGGTCGGCGGCGTGATGAAGCTGACAATGATCAAGCTATGCGAGCAGACGGAAATCGAAAAAGACGAGTTCACCGTCGAGATCAAGAAGCAATACCGCGTCCTGCGATTGCGTGATGGCGTTTACACTCAAGCCATTTACGACGACAAAGGCGAAGTGGTTGTTGATGAGTTCGCGCCAGTAGACTTCACCGGCAGCACGTTTGACCATATCCCGCTACAGATCATCGGCGCCGAGAATAACCGCCCCGACATTGACCAGGCGCCAATCAGCGGGATCGTTGATCTAAATACTGCGCACTATCAAGTCACTGCCGACCAAGCAAAATGCCTGCACATCCATAGCGGCGGCACGCTGGTTATCAGTTCGAACCTAACGACCGAGCAGTGGACGCTGGCTAACCCTAACGGGATCACCGTAGGCGCCGACCAGGGCATTTTCCTTGGCGAGCAGGGAAGCGCTAGCCTGTTGCAACTTGAAGCCACCAGCGCGACCGGCGAAAAGCTCAAGAGTCTTGAGGATCAAATGCTTGCGGTAGGCGCGAACATGATCACGCCGAGTATTCAGGAGACTGCTGAGGCTGCGCGCATTGACGCCTCGACTCGCTCCAGTGCGCTGCTGTCTGCCACGAATAACGTCTCTGCTGGCGTGCTGGCCGCTATCAAGGATTGCGCTTTGTTCATGGGCGGCAACCCAGACGCCGTGAAGTACCAGCTAAACCAACAATTCTACCCTGACAACCTCGACGCACAGACCATTATGGCGATGATCCAGCTGCTAGACCGCCAGGTTATCGCGGTGCAGGACGTGCGCACTAAGCTGCGTGGCGGCGGCTTGATTGCGCAGAATCGCACCGATGAGGAATTGGATGCAGAGGTTGGCGATGTTGAGCCTATCGCTACAGTAGTCGCAGCAGTTAAGCCTGTGGTGGCTGAGTGAGCGCTAACACCTATCTGATATCGGCGTCCACGCGCCATCAGATACTAATTCAGCGGCTAGCCAGGGGTTACTCGAAAGACGTAATCCCTGCGCTGAAGCGTATGCAGCGAGAGATAAAGGCTGCGCTGCTAGGGCATGATTTAACCAGCTTTCAGACCGCCAGACTGTCCGCGCTGATGGCTGAAATAAAGCTAATCACGAATGCAGCAGCCGAAGAGATGACGGCTGTTACCATTCCGAACATGCAAGAATTTGCGGTCTACGAATCGCAGTTTACGCAAAAAATGCTACAGGGCGCGGTCACTATCCAGCTTGCCGGCGTAAACACTACAGCCCTAGCTGAAAGCATTCCGTTGCGCAGGATGACGCTTGTTAGCGGGAGTAAGACAACCACAACAACTATGGCTGGAATGTTCGACACGTTCGCAGCCGGCGCAGCGAGGGAGGTTGAGTCGGCTGTAGTGGCTGGAATCACCCAGGGGTCAACCACTAAGCAGATAGCCGATCAGGTTTTCAGCATGGTCGGTTCGCGCACGCTGGCGCAGGCAAAGACAGTCGTTGTTACCGCAACAAACCAAGCCGGCAGCATTGCAAGGGCGGAGCTTTACAAGGCTAACGCTGACGTACTGAAGGGCGAGGAATGGGTAGCTGTTCTTGACTCAGCCACTCGCATTGAGCATGCAGCGCTTGACGGGAACATTTACCCGATAGGCGAAGGCCCGCAAACACCGCTCGGGTATAACTGCCGGTGCATTCGTGTGCCGGTGGTCGATGATCGGTTCGCAGCTCTACGCGAAGGCGCTACCCGCGCTAGCTATCAGGGGCCTGTTGCATCGACAAGGACGTATGGCGGGTGGCTTCGTGATCAGCCTAAAGAATTCCAAGTTGAAGTCCTGGGGCCTGAGCGTTACAAGCTGTTTAACTCTGGCGGTCTGTCACTAGATAAGTTTGCAGACGGTCAAGGCAGACTGTACACGCTTGACGAATTGCGCGCGCGCGAAGGCATGACATTGCAGTGATTGGCACGACAGTTGCAAGCATTGCTGCACTGGCATAATATGTGCATGTAGCGGCTGGGCCGCATTAATGCACTGGGTGCGAAATGGCAAAGTTCAAACTGGAAGACGGCACAGAAGTTGAGGCGTTCACCGCTGATGAAGTTACCGCTCGACTTGAGCAGGAAACCAGCGGCCTGAAGTCGAAGCTTGATGAGCTGTTAGGCGAAACCAAGACCGCCAAGCAGAAGGCGAAAGAGCTGGAAGAAGCGCAGGCAGCAGCAGAGGAGGCCCGAGCAAAAGAAAAGGGCGAGTTCAAAGAACTGTATGAGCGGGAGCAAAAGGCAAAGTCTGAGCTTTCCGAGAAATACGAACAGTATGCCAAAAAGATTCAGGCAAAGGATGTTGAGCTATCGGCCAACTCTATCGCCAATGAGCTGACTCGCGACACCAAGCGCGCCGATCTGCTCAAGAAGGAAATCAGCCAGTTCGCACGATACAGCGAAGATGGCGTTAAGTTTGAAATGGGCGGGGTTGAAGTTGACCGCGCCAAAGTGATTGCGCACATCACCGAGAGCTATCCGTTCTTGGTCGATGGCAATCAGTCAAGCGGGGGCGGGGCACCCGGCAGTAAATCAGGCGGCGGGGCCGCAGAAAAAGGCAATGTTGGCGGCTCGAAAGAGGAGCGCCTCGCATACGCCACAAAACTTTTGCAGGAAACCCCCTGACTTTAACGAGGTAACACTATGTCCCTGACTAACATGAAGGTCTTCAACGCACAGTTGCAGACCATGACCATTGAAACCCTGGCGCA